TGAAAAATAGGAAGGAGTGGGCGATGAATGATTAACTTTTTCGTATTATTCATTGGAATAATCATTGGGTATGCGATAGCTTCAATATGCATAATTTCGTCGATGGAATCTAAGAAGGAAGAGAAAATAGATTCCTCATTATATCGCGATAAGGAGTGATACAATGATGAAATTTAAAGAAAGATGCGATGTGTGTAATAAGCTAACTGATGAATATGATACATCTTCCGGAAAACTTCTTTGTAAACAATGTTTTGATAAAGTTAAAAATGATGTTCCTAAAAGTGAAAACAAAGTTGATCAATCTGAAACATTTTTGGAAAAGGAACAGGTAGTTGAAGAAGATAAATTTTCACAGACAGATATCTTCGATTATTTATACAGAGGTATGTAGTCATTATGAGTAGGCGTATTAAATATATTGCGAAAGGAAAGCATCAAACAAGACCGGTAAAGGATAAAAAACAAGTGAATGAAATTTTATACTATTTACTTGCAAAACGTGATAGGGAAAAGCAAAGAGGTAATTTACATCGTAGTTGGCTTTATGATCGTAATTATATGTTGGTTCTAATCGGTTTCAATACAGCGTTTCGCGCCGAGGATCTATTGCAGTTAAAGGTAAAGGATCTAGTGCATGGACATGTTTGTATAAAAGAAAACAAGACAGGTAAGACACAGGTGTTTAATCTTAAAAAAGAATTGCTAGAAATTATTCGTGATTATGTATATAGGAATGAACTAACGGATTATGACTATATGTTCCCTTCACAGCGGACTGACGGTCAAATACGGGCAATATCAAGACAACAAGGCGATCGTATTATGCGGGATATTGAAGAACATTGCGGTATTCATTATTGTTTCGGATTGCATAGTTTAAGAAAAACGTTTGGATATCAATATTATGCAGATACACATGATGTATTAACTGTAATGAAAATGTATAATCATGATTCACCGGATGTAACAATGGAGTATATTATGTGGAATTCAAATGACACAGAAAAAGCCCGAGAAGAATTTTATATTGGGGTTGAAAATAAACCAAAAAAGAGAAAGAAAAAAGCATGATTTCCAGACGCAAAAAACAATGCACATATTTTTAAAAATACAAGAGGATAAAATCATGCTTTATATGCAAAAACAAAGGCTCTAAGAGGAATTTGAAAATGAAAATAAATACGTTACACTCTTAGTATCTTTGTAACTTATTTTTTTAAGAAATTTGGAGGGTAAAAAATGGAGTATAAAAACATTCCGGAAAATGAATTATTTGAAATTGTGGGGCTTTCCGGATATTACAAAGTAGACCATGCAAATAAGATTGCAATTGCTTATGATAAAGGAGGAGCTATTTTGAATGACAAGGGAGTTGTTAAAGGACTTTATCAAAATTTGATGGCTGGTAGATATAAAATAAAATTACTGCGTTGATTCTCTAAAAATAAAAAAGGTGCTCACATATAATGATGAGCATCTTTTAGGAGTATTATCCTTGGTTTATTTTATTAGCTTTTTGAATGGTGTTTTCCATAGCTTCACGGATTGCATCTGCTTGACTGATTCCAAGGATTTTACATGATTCTTTAAACTGGTCTACAAACTCATTTTTGAACGCCACACTGATTTTTTTCATATTTTCTTTTCTCCATTCGCGTTTATATTCATTTTCGTTAAATTTAGTCATTTATATCACCTCTTTTTTTTGTAGTAGATATAGAATACAATCATCGCGATGCAGCTGATCCATTTCACTATATCAAAAATAGTAGGATTATAAAATTCTCCTTCAAAACCTTCAATAATAACAATTAATGATAATACACATACAATAATATCTAAAATTTTCATTGATGCCGATAGATGAACGTGTTATATTATATTTGAAATAGGGAGATGAGGTTTCCCTCATCTTTTGCCCCTTTTTCGAGAATCAGACTTCTTAGACTTTTTTCTAGCAGTAGTAATGATTAGGCAAATCGAACTAACAATTGCTAGGAAAGCTTCTGAGAGGTCTTTTATTATCTCGCTGACATGCTCATTCATCTAGCTATCCTCCTTTCTTTACATTATTATTATAACATAGTACCGGTACTATGTAAAGAGGAAATATACAAAAAAAGTTGATTTTTGAAAATAAATGTAAGAAAAACACAGCGTTTTTCAAAAGCCAAAATGAAGTATAATTAAAGCATAAATCAAAGGAGTGATCGCATGCTTTTAACGATGAATTGGCGAAATGAAATTAAAAATAGAATTTCAATGATTGATGTTATCAAAGAGAATTTAACAGATGTAGAAGCGGAATTAGAGGAAGTTAGAAAACGTAATCCGTTAGTTAAGACTAAATCAGAAAATGAGCGCAGCGGAAGCTGTGGAAAAGAGGATACCAATATTGCAATCATATTGAGCAATAAAGAGCGGCTTCTTTCAGCACAAGCCATTGAATATAAATCTATCATCAATGATCATAATAAAGGGTGGAAGATGTTAAATAAACGTCAACAAGAAATACTTGAATTTCGGTTTAAAGATGGAAGAACACAAGAAAGTATTGCAAAAGAATTGGATATTGATGTTAGAACGGTAAGAAGAATTGAAAGTGAAGCATTAAGAATTATGGAAATTCAAATGTTAAAATACTGAATTGTCCTGTTTATGACCTTGAAAATACGGAAAATGGTGTTATGCTTATAGCATAAAAGATTGTAAGAAAAGCACTGACAGTTATATGTTGGTGCTTTTTTACGTGTAAGAGGTGCTGTATGGATTATCATGGTGGAAAATGGAAAAAATTAAGAAAGCGAATATTAAGGTTAGATGGATATGTTTGCCAAATTGATAAAAGGTTTGGCATCAAAACACAAGCTCAAACTGTTCATCATATTTATCCGGTGAAAGAGTATCCTGAATATCAGTGGTGTACATGGAACTTGATAAGCGTCAGTAATGCAAATCATAATAAATTAGAAAACAGAAATACAGGAGAACTTACGAAGTTAGGGAAACAATTGAAGAATATGACAAAGCCTAATGTCGATTGGAGAAAAAAGCGATATGGAACAAAGTAAGGAGTGAGCATTGTGAGATATGAATGTAGTGGATTTGAAAATGCAAGATTGGAACTTGCTAAGAAGATTGAAAGTCATTTAGCTAGGCTTGCAGATATCCAAGAAAAAATTTATTTAATAGAGAAATCTAAATCGGAAAAAGAAAATAATATCCCCCCCTCTGATTAGAAATAAGAGTGATTTCTTTCTACTGGGGAGGGTAGACATTTCCAACTCGATTAGTTTTTCAGAAAAGGGGGTGAAGGCTTGAACAAGGGTACTCGAACAAAGAAAACAAATGAAATTATCAGTCAAACGAAAATGGATATGGAATCGTTAGGAATATATAAAAGCCAGTATGATATTCCTATCAAAAGGTATTCTGAAATGAGACTTCAATACGAAGTATTGAAAAGTGAGTGGATTGACGATGGATGTAAGATTACGGAAGAGTACATTAATAAGTCCGGAGCTACAAATATTCGCAAAACTGCTCAATACACAGCACTTGAGATGCTACGAAAAGAATTATTTGAAATTGAGAATACATTAGGTCTAACACCTAAGGGTTACAAGGCCATCACAAATAGGGCAGCTAAGACAAAGAAGGCTAGTAGATTGGAAGCATTGCTAGATGGATAGTTGCTTTAAAGTAGCATTTCAGTACGCAAATGATATTATATCGGGTAGAAAAATTGCTAATAAATATCGAATAAAAGCTTGTCAGAGATTTATTGATGATCTAAACAGTATGAAGTGGGATTATGTATCAGATGATGCTGAATTTGTATGCCACATTATCGAAAAGACAATATGCCATCAACAAGGAGAAGATTTAAAAGGAAATCCGTTGAGGGGAGAACCGTTTATTTTGATGGATTATCATAAATTCATTATTGCTAATCTGCTTGGGTTTAAAGAAAAAGGCACGAATATCAATCGCTTTAAAGAAGCACTTGATTTTGTACCGAGAAAAAATGTAAAAACATCGTTTGCAGCAGCATTTGCTTATGCATACGGATTACGTTATCGAAAATCAGGTACCAAAATGTATGTTGTTGCAGCAGCACAAAAACAGACGATGGAAACATTTAATTTCCTAAAATATAACATCAAGAATATGGGTGAACATGATATAGATGGAGGTCTTTTTCATATCATCGACAATAACAATGAGCATTCCATTACTGCAGAAATCGGTGATGGTTTTTTTAATTTAAATGCATTGGCATCAAATCCAGATGCACAAGATTCATTTAACTGCAACTTTGCCATTGCTGATGAGATACATGCTTTCAAAAAACCAAAACAATATAATTTGTTTAAAGAAGCCATGAAGTCGTATAGGAATAAATTGATGTTTGGTATTTCCACTGCCGGTGATGATCCTACTGGATTTTTAGCAAACAGGGTAAGACATGCTAAAAGGATTTTGGATAAAGAAATTATTGATGATTCATATTTTATTTTTATCTGTGAAGCAGATTATTCAATCGATGAAGAAGGAAATAGGTTTTTAGATTATACAAATCCGGTTATTCATGAAATGGCAAATCCCGGATACAATCAATCCGTCATGGCTGATGATCTAATGAATGATGCACTCCAAGCGCAGAATGATCCACAGCAAAGAAAGGACTTTTTTGCAAAATCATTGAATGTTTTTACAAGCGCGATGAATACATACTTTGATATTGTAAAAGTTGAGACATCGGACAATAAATATGATTGGACGTTAGAGGATTTAGCAAAACTTCCTATTAAGTGGTATGGAGGAGCCGATCTTTCAAAAATGAACGATTTAACAGGTGCTGCATTGTATGGAACATATAAAGATGTAGACATTTGCATAAGTCATGCATTTATTCCAATTTCGATTGCATATAGGAAAGCTGATGAAGATAGCATTCCGGTATTTTGGTGGGAAGAAGAAGGTTGGCTAACGATGTGTAATAGTTCAGTAATTGATTATGAATATATTGTTAAATGGTTTATTGAAATGCGAAAAAAGGGATTTAAAATTGCAGTCGTTGGATATGATCGCAGATATTCACGTGAGTATGTTTTAAAAATGAAAAAGGCTGGTTTTAAAATGATTGACCAGCAACAAAGATATGTCGAAAAGACCGAAGCTTTCAGAGAAATTGAGAAAAAGATTTTATTGAATAAATTTTATTATGTTCATAATCAAGCTTTTTTGTATTGTATTACAAATGTTAAAGCGATTGAAGATTCTGATGAATTTGTACGCTTTGAAAAAGTATTGCCACATTGCCGTATTGATTTATTTGATGCGGGAGTAATTGCGTGTAAGCAAAAATTGAAATTCACAGAACGTTCAAGTAATGCATCGGTATATATTGACTAAGGAGGAAATGATGGGAAAGAGAAAAAAGAAGCATAGCATTAGGACACCATGTAATGCTAAAAATGAAAGAAATCAAACAGGGAATAATCAATTATCATCTTATATTTGTTTGGCGGATAATTGGAGTGATGTTTTATGTTCGGGATATATGCCATTATCACAAAATCCGGAAATTATCAGTGCAGTAAATAAAATTGCAAATTTAATCGGTGGTATGACCATTCATTTGATGGAAAATACAGATAATGGAGATCAACGTGTAAAGAACGAATTATCTAGGAAAATTGATATTACTCCGAATAAATATATGACAAGAAATACTTTTATTTCCGGAATTGTTAGAACGTTACTTTTGGAAGGAGATGGAAATGCAGTTATTTATCCTCAGACAAAGGGAGGATATTTGGAAAACCTATTTTTATTACCACCAAGTACAGTTTCATTTATGCCAGATGGTTTTGGCTATAATATTTACTATAACGGAAATGTTTATGAAAGTGATGACTTTATTCATGTAGTTATGAATCCATCACCTGATTATCCTTGGAAAGGAACGGGATACAGGAAATCATTAAGATCTGTTGCGGATACTTTGGCACAGGCAACTTCAACAAAGAAAGGATTTATGGAATCGAAATGGCAGCCTTCTATTATTGTTAAAGCTGACGGTTTAACAGATGAATTTTCAAATAAAGAAGGAAGAAAAAAATTACTTTCTAAATATGTAGAATCATCTGAAGCCGGAGAACCTTGGATTATTCCAGCAGATCAATTTGAAGTTACAACTGTTAAACCATTATCTTTAAATGATTTAGCGATAAAAGACAGCATTGAATTAGATAAGAAAACGGTAGCCTCCATTTTGGATATACCGTCTTTTATTTTAGGTGTTGGGAAATTTGATAAAGATGAATGGAATAACTTTATTAACACTCGTATTCGAAATATATGTTGTGCAATTGAACAAGCATGTACAAAAGCACTTTTATATAAACCGAATTGGTATTTCCGTTTTAATTATCGATCAATTTTTGCATACGACTATCAAACTTTAGCAAACGTTGGTATGAATTTGGTTGTAAGAGGTGTTCTGACAAGGAATGAATTAAGAGATTCCATCGGATATTCACCAATGGAAGGATTAGATGAATTGATTATTCTTGAAAACTTTATACCGGCTGGAATGATAGGAGATCAAAAGAAACTAGAAAAGAATGGAGGAGGTGATAACGATGAATAAAAACACGGAGATGCAGCTTCGAATGCTAGGACATAAGGGAAAGTTTGAAACTAGAGAAGTAAATGGTGAATTATTTATAAGTGGATATTTTGCAGTATTCAATTCTAATTATGAATTTGCTAAAGATATGAGCGAGAGTATTGATAGTCATGCGTTCGATGAAACCATTAACGATGATATACGCGCTCTGATCAATCATGATACTACCTATGTTTTAGGACGAACAAAGGCGTTAACATTAACATTACGCATCGATGATCATGGACTTTGGGGCGATGTAAAAGTTAATCAAAAAGATAGCGATGCGATGAATTTGTATGAACGCGTAAAACGCGGAGATGTTGATCAATGTTCAATCGGATTTGATATCTTAGATGAAGAAGTAGAGTACAGAGACGACGGTAGCGTGCATTGGAAAATTATTAAGATTCGTTTATATGAAGTATCAGTTGTAACTTTTCCGGCATATGAAGAAACCTCTGTCCAAGCTAGAAAAAGAGATTTACAGGAAATGAATAAAAGAAAAATTGAAACATTTAAAAATAGTCTAACAAAAAGGCTGAAAGGAGAAACAAGATGAGTTTAAAAGTTTTGATGTTAAGAAATAAAGTGAATGCTAAAAAGAAAACATTAGAGGAGTTAAGATCAAGTGTTGATTTTGAAAAAAGAGAGCAAGAGATTGAAGTTTTGATCAATGAATTATCAGATGAATCCACTGAAGAGGAACGAAATGCAGTGGAAGAAGAAGTTGATAAATTCGATAAGGAAAAAAAAGAGCATGATGAAAAGGTAAAAGGTCTTAAAGAAGAAATTGATGAGTTAGAAGAAGAAATCAAAAAAGTTGAATCTGAACAACCAAAACCGGAGGAAAAGGCAAATGAAAGAGGAGGAAAAAAAGGAATGGAAAGAAGAACTAAATTTTTTGGAATGAGCATCGAGGAAAGAGATGCTTTTTTTAATGATGAAAATGTCAAAAACTTTTTAAGCGAAGTTCGCACTGCGATTAAGGAAAAACGCGATATTAAAAATGTAGGATTGACGGTTCCTACACAAGTTCTAGGTCTGGTGCGTGAGAATGTGTTAAAATACAGCAAATTATATAATCGCGTAAATAGCGCTTATGTAAAGGGAAAAGGACGCGAACTTATTATGGGGACTGTACCGGAAGCAGTATGGACCGAAATGTGTGCAAATCTAAATGAACTTGATTTGATGTTTAATGATGTTGAAGTTGACGGTTATATGGTAGGTGGATTCTTTGCTATCTGTAGAGCGAAAATCTCGGATTCTGATATTGATTTAGCAACTGAAATCATTTCTGCATTAGGTCAATCAATCGGCTATGCTTTAGATAAAGCGATCCTTTATGGAAAGGGAATTAAGATGCCTTTGGGCGTTGTTACTCGTTTAGCACAAAAAACACAACCGGAAGATTATCCGGCTACTGCTAGAAAATGGGAAAATTTATCAATATCTAACATTAAAAAGATTACCGGATCCGGTTTGGAATTATTTAAAAATCTTCTTTTAGGCACATCTGCAATTAAAGGCAAGTATTCACGTGGTATTAAATTATGGTGCATGAATGAACAAACACATACCAGCCTTGTTGCTGAAGCTATGAACACGAATATGGCCGGCGCAATTGTTTCCGGTGTTGAAGGGAAAATGCCTGTAATCGGTGGTGATATTGTAGAATTTGACTTTATTCCGGACGGTGATGTTATTGTAGGATATTTTGATTTATATCTTTTGTCTGAACGCGAAGGAACAAGAATTGAAACATCTGATCATGCTCAGTTTATTTCTGACAGACGTATCTTTAAAGGATTGGCTCGCTATGATGGAACACCGGTGATCGCAGAAGCCTTTGAAGTTTTTAATATTGAAAATAAAGAGGTAACAACGGAAGTTTTATTTGCTGCTGATACTGCAAATCCTAGTGATTATCAGCTATCAGGTTTAACAATTGGCAATAATAAATTATTCCCATCATTTAAATCAGAAACAACCGATTATATGATCACAACCTCTAGTGCAACTTCTGTAATCAATGCAACAACAGCAAATCCTAAAGCAAAAGTAGTTATTAAAAACGGAGAAGCAACTGTTAATAACGGACAGTCAGCATCATGGAAAGAAGGCGTTAACGATGTAGAAATCACTGTATCTTACATGGGCAACACCAACAAGTACAATATTACAGTTACAAAAACAGCAGCATAGTAGGTAATTCTATATGGATGAAATCGAATTGCTGAAAAGGGATCTTCAAAAGCTAAATGATGTAGAAAACGAGTATTTAAAAGAATTGCTTGATGCTGCAAAAGATTTCATACTTGAAGAAGGTATCGTAGATGATGGAACTCAATCATACAAAATGATTAAGGTGCAGTATGCCGCCTATCTTTATCGAAAGAGGGCGGCACCTGATACCGTCATGCCTAGATTTTTAAGATGGGAAATGAACAATAAGTTGTTCTCACAAAAATCAAAATGAAAACATTTGATGATGGTTTGCTTACAATATATTGTGTAATTAATAATGCTGTAAAAGGTGATAAGCCAAGATTTGTATTGAAGGAAAAGTCAAAACATTATTTTCGATTTGAAACGATTAGTTATAACCGTTTTTATGCAGCTAAACAAGTTATGCAACAAATTGATAGCATGGTTAGTATTTGGCAAGATAGGACCATTCTTGCAGATGATGTTTGTATTATTGACGATACTGGAGAACAATTTAAGATATCTTTAGTGCAGCACACGTATGATGATGGATTAGGGATTACACGTTTAACATTGGAAAGGATTGATGAAGCGTATGAGTTTATTAACTAAGTTGAGAAAAATACGCGATGCTTTAAATGTTTTAGATGCTGATGTAGGGCATTATGAGCATAAAGGAAATAAAAAGAAATATATAGTTTGGTCTGAAGATGGGGAAGGAGATTCACTTGATACTGATAATGAAAAAGATATTCAAGTATTAAGTGGTACAGTTGATTTATTTACAAGAGATGAATATGATCCTCTCATCGACGCTGTTCAAGAAACTTTTGAAAAGAACGGAATATCATATAAATTGATTTCTGTTCAGTATGAGGAAGAGACAAAGTATATTCATTATGAGTGGCGTGTGGAGGTTTCCTAATGGCTAAAATGCAAGTAGAAGGATTAGAAGAATATACCTTAGCATTGGAGAGTTTATCAAATAATTCTGAAAAGATATTGAAGAAAAGTGTTTATAAAGGCGCAGGTATTGTTGCTGATGCCATTAAATCAGAATTAAGGGGTTTACCGATAGACAATTCATTTGGTTCAGAAGAAAATCAAATACGCGGATTATCGAATAAACAAAAAGGCGATTTAATTAATGGTATGGGAATTTCTCCAATTAAACATGATGGTGATTATATTAATGCAAAGGTAGGTTTTGATGGGTACGGAAGCATTCCTACCAAGAAGTATCCGAAAGGAGTTCCCAATCAACTAGTAGCAAGATCTGTTAATAGTGGAACTTCTTTTCGTAAAAAAAATCCTTTTGTTAATCGTGCAGTTAATAAAAGTAAAAAAGAAGCGCAAAAATTAATGGCAGAAGTAATTGATGAAGAAATTAAAAAGGAGTTGAAATAAATGGCAATTAAAGGTCTATCTAAGTTGGTAATGGCACCATATAATTTTGACGGTAGTAAAGTTACATTCACAAATCCGACTTTAACTGAAAAAATGGCAGAATATTCTATACAGATTAATCAAACGGAAGATAACCCTCTATATTTAGATAACGGCATAGCCGAAAATGATGCGGGTACATTTCAAAATGCCACCATAACTATTCAAACAGGCGATTTAACTCAAGAGAATTCAAAATTAATTTTGGGTGTGAATGTTAAAAAAGCTGTTCAATATAAAAAAGGAAAGACAGTAGATGAAACAATATTTGATGATAATAGAAAAACACAAATTTTAGGAACAGGCTTAATTGAATTACATCAGATTGATAATGTGGATCATTATAAAGCAATTTGGTTTCCGAAAGTAATGTATTCTATACCTAATGATGCAGCGGTTACAAGAGGTGCTCAAATTGATTGGCAGACAAAAGAATTGAGTGGTTCGGTTATGCGTTCTGATGAAGTTACTACAACTGTTGAAGAAGATGATGTATCAGTTGTTCACCCTTGGAAGCAAGAAGCTTGGTTTGATACTGAACAAGATGCACTTGATTATTTGATGTATAAGGGTGGAAAAGCTGTTGAACCTTAATCGACATTGAAGGAGGAAGATAAAATGCGTGAATTAAATAAGGCAACGATAGGGGATTATGTATATCCTCTATCTTTTTCATTATTTGCATCGCAAAAAATTGCTGAAAAATTTGGCTCAGTAAAAAAAGCAATGAAAATGTTAAATAAACCAAGCAGTGATGCAAAGCAAATTGCTTTAGTTTGCGATATAGCAGAGATTTTAATTCAAAATGGATGTTCATATTATAACGAATTTGGATTTATTCCTTGGGAAAATTCGCCATTAAACGAAAACGGGGAGTTAATACCAATTAGTGCTAAAAGGATATTATTATCTTGCAAGCAAAATCAAATTCAACAACTAGCAAATACGCTCAATAAGACACTATGTGATGATCAAGATAAAAAAATAACAACAAAGGCGCATAAAGATTCAAAAAAAAAGAAACATCATTGAGTGGAGATATTCACATTTATATGGAAGCAAGGGCAAGAATTGCAAATATCCCTTTGAAGCAGTTTTCATGTATGCCTTTTGGTGAATTATCTGATCAACTTGATGCATATTCTATTCTTCAAGGTTATGCGGACGAATGTGTTATAAATGATGAAAAATATATTCCGGATTTGAGGTGAAGTTATGGCGTACGATATTGGACCGCGTATTGGAATCAAAGGGGAAAAAGAGTTTAATAATCAAATTCAAAATATTAACCAAAATTTGAAAGTGCTTGGTTCTGAATTAAAAGCTACTACATCAAAATTTGAAGAAAATGCAAATAGCCAAGAGGCGCTGGTTGCTAAAAATAAAATATTAAACCAACAATTGGATGCACAAAAGCAAAAGTTTTCTATAATCGAAGCACAGATCGACAAAGAAAATAGTAAGCTCAATGATTTAGCGAATGCTTTGAAAAAGGCAACAAATGAATTTGGAGAAAATTCCGTTGAGGTTCAAAAAGCACAGAATGCCTATAATAAGCAAGCTGCGAATGTTGATAAATTAAAAGTAGGTGCAAATGAAACAACTACATATATCAATAAATTAACGCGGGAAATAAAAGAAAATGACACAGCTTTATCAGAAATCGATTCCGGGGTAAGAGATGCAGTTACTGGTCTTAAGAAACTAGGAGATGAGGCGAAGGATACTGCAAATGATTTAGATGATGTAAGTGATTCTGCAAATGGGATGTCAGAATCATTTGCAGGGGCATTTGCCGGCGGAGCATTGGCGGAACAAGCGAGTAATTTAGTAGGTGCAATGAAGGACGTAGTTGATGAGTCTAAAGAATACATGAAAATTATGGGTGCATTGGATTCTTCATCTGCACATGCCGGATATACTACTGAGCAAACTGCTGAAACCTATATGCAACTTTATGGGATTTTGGCAGATGATCAATCTGCTGCGACAACTACAGCTAATTTACAAGCATTAGGACTTGAACAAGATCAGCTTAGAAAAATCACAGAAGGAACGATTGGAGCTTGGGCAAAATACGGTGATTCTATTCCAATTGATGGATTGGCAGAAGCTATAAATGAAACTGTAAAAACCGGTATGGTTACCGGAAACTTTGCAGATGTATTGAATTGGGCCGGAACTAGCGAAGATGCTTTTAATGAAAAATTACAAGCAACATCTAGTACATCAGAAAGGGCAAAGATTATTCTTGATGAATTAGCTAATCAAGGATTAGTTGACGTATCAAAAGCATTTAGAGAAAATAATACCGCTCTTATTGAAAGCAATGAGGCAAATGTAGCTTTAAAGGAAAGCTTTGCGGAGTTGTCAGAAATGTTGCTTCCTATATTTACCATGATTACAGAAGCATTGAATTATGTTTTACAAGGTTTTTTAAATCTTCCGGAGCCGGTACAAAATTTTATTGTTATTTTAGGAGGTTTGTTAGCAATATTATCTACTGTTGCACCAATTATTATGGCAATATCAGCGGCTTCTACGGCATTAAATATTTCAATGATGCCGATTACTGCAACCATCTTGGCAATAGCTGCTGCTGTTGCTGCTATTATTGTTGTATTTCAAAATTGGGGAGATATTATGGAGTGGTTTGGTGCGCTGTTTACGAATATTACGAATTGGATCCATGAAAAATGGGTGGATTTAACTTCAGAAATTTCATTGCGATTTAAAAATGTAATGAATGATATTTCTAACATCGCTAATAATATCAAAAACATTTTTCAAGGGATTATTAATTTTATTGTAGGTGTATTTACCGGAAATTGGGCAAGAGCTTGGGAAGGTGTTAAATCGGTTTTCAGTAATATTGTAAGTGGAATAGCCAATATCTTCAAATCACCGATAAATTTTATGATTGATGGTATCAATTCGTTTATTCGTGGTTTGAATCGGATTAAAATTCCGGATTGGGTTCCTGTTGTTGGAGGTAAAGGATTTCATATTTCTCAAATTCCGAGATTAAAGGTTGGTATGGATTTTGTTCCAAATGATTTTTATCCTGCCTATTTAGATTATGGAGAAGCGGTTTTAACAAAAGAACAAAACCAAAAATTCAGAAAGATGGGCGGAGTAGAAGGAATGGAGCGCTTATATGATATGAAAAACAGGTATATACTTGATTCTGCGTATAAAGTAAATCCTATTCAAAATATAACGGTAGTGAATAATACTTACCTTGACGGCAAAAAAATTGCAGAAAATACTACTACGTATATTACAAAAAATCAGTCAAATAGAGCGTTTCAATTCGGTTAGGCGGTGATTCAATGTATGATATTTTTATTGATGGTATTTCATTGTATAGTCTAGGAATATATGTAATAAAGAGACCGGATTTTCCATCACCTAAAAAGAAATACAAAGAGGTGGATATTATCGGTATTGATGGAAAACTTTATCAAGATACCGGTTTATATGAGGATATGGATATTCAAATTGAATTTAATTACATGGGAGAAGTTGATTTATGGCATTCTATTTGGCGAAAAGCTAAGAAAATTCTTTTATCGCATATAAAAGAATTGAGTTGTTCTGATGATTCAGATATGTTTTATAAAATTAAAAAGGTTGAAATCGGAACAAATGAAAGAACATCATATCGTATCGGTAAATTTAATGTAACCTTTACTGTAGATCCATATACGTATCTTGTATCTGGAAAAGGAAGGCTTCCGCTTCTTGCTTGTTATAGCAATTTTTATGAAAAATGCAAGCCTATATACTACATTAAGGGTGAAGGACTATTAGAATTTTCTGTGAATGGAAAACATATAAGCGTTAATGTTGGTCAAAATTTAATTATTGATACGGATAGAAAGATATCCTACCGTGAAAATGGAATATTAAATAATGTAGCACTTTCCGGTGATTATGAGGATTTATATTTTGTTGAGGGAAACAACACAGTTGAAATTGTTAATGGAAATAATTTTGAAATTACAATTCAGCCAAATTGGAGGTGTATATAAATGGTACAGTTATATTCTCCTACAAATACGAATTATGAATTTAATGGTGATTATACTCTTTGTCCAATCAAATGCATATTAACTATGAAATTAGGGAATGAATGGTTATTGGAATTAGAAAATCCGATTGATGATAATGCAGAATTCATTGTAGATAATGCTGTAGTTTGTGTTAACACTCCAATCGGTAAAAATCAATTGTTTATTATCAATGAAACTAAAAAGAATGAAGGTACTGTGGTAGCAACTGCAGTGCCTATTTTATTAGCAAATGATGGTTATCATTTTGATACTAGAATTGTGAATAAAAACGGACAAGAAGCCGGTGATATATTATGCGCTGGTACTCCGATAAAATTTCATTCAGATATTACTAATGTAAATAGTGCTTATTATAATGAAATGAAATTAAATGCATGTCTTGGTGGAGATAATGATAATTCGTTTTTAAATCGTTGGGGTGGAGAAGCGATATATAAAAACTTTGACTTATACATGAACAAAAAGGCTGGCAGCGATAATGGAATAAGGGCAGAGGCAGGATTCAATCTTACTGGTATTTCCGAAAATGTAGTAATGACGGGTGTTGTTACAAGATTACGCCCAAAAGCATTTAACGGTTATCTTCTTCCCGATAATGAAACAGTAGATTCACCTCATATAAGTAACTATCTTCCCCGTAAATTTGCACCGACATCAATTGAATATAATGATATAAAGTTAGCTGTAGATGCACAAGAAGGAGATTCCGAAAAAGGGATAACAATCTGTGATACGATGGAAGATCTATATGATGCCTTGAGAAGTAGAGCATCAAAGGAATTTTCAGAAAATAAAATTGACATGCCTAGCATATCTTATGAAATTAGTATTGTTGATGTTTCTAAAACTGATAAATTCAGTGATATAAAAGAATTAGTGAAAGTTTCGCTAGGTGATACGGTACATGTAAAAAATAAGCGGTTAAATATTGAAACATCTCCTAGAGTAGTTGAAATTGTTTGGGATTGTGTTAATGAACAAATCGATTCACTTAAACTGGGAGATTATGAAGCTAACTTTTTTAATGATGTATCATCAATTACAAATTCAATCAACAAAGTTGTCGATACAAGCAATGATACGCTTATGGCCAATCGTATAACCGGTGTAATCAATTTGTTAAATGCTTCATTACGGGCACAAAAAGATGTTGCGCAGCGTCAAGATGTAAGAGCAATATTATTTGAAGATTTAGATACAAAATCACCCACATTCGGAGCATTATGCATAGGAACTCAAGGGATTCAGATTGCGAAAAAAAGAACACCTGACGATTTTAACTGGCAGTGGGGAACTGCGATTGATTTCCAATCCATTAATGCTGATTATGTAATTACAGGTATTCTTACAGATAAAAACGGTAAATTCTATTTGAATTTAGATAGTGGTGAATTACGTATGAAAGATGGAACGTTTGTTGGAACAATCAATGGAGCAACGATCAACGGTGGAACTATTAATGGTTCTGAAATTAAAACAGATAAAGACTTATATGTGGGTAATAGTATTCGTTTAGGCTATGAAAAGGAACAATCGGAGAGGAGAATTTTATCTGATGATCATGTTTACATTCAATTTGGAAAAGGAGACTTTAGTACTTTATCTCTAAATGTAGGTAATAATCAACTAAGAGTTTCAAATACAGCAATTTTAATGTATTTAGCAAATAAAATGAAATTGAATATTAGTAATGATTTATTTAGCATTAATGATAAAAATGGAAACATTGCCCATACTTTTAGCGATAATGGTTGCACTATAGGAGGTAGTTTGTTAACTGTAGAGGGTCAACTTTCTGTTAAACAGCTTGCTTTATTTCGTGGAGATTTATCTGTTTTAGGAAAGAAAAATAGAATTGTTGAAACAGAAAATTTTGGACATATTAAATTAAACGCAGTTGAATCAACGTATGCGGTATTTGAAGATTATGGAACAGGACAATTAGATTCCAACGGATATTGTGAAATAGTTTTAGAAGATAAGTTTTTAGAAACAGTTAATGCCGAAGAAGAATATTATGCATTCTTAACTCCTTTATCTGAAGGAAATCTTTTTATTAGAGAAAAAAATACAACTTCATTTACTGTTGGAGGAACACCGTATATGAAATTTGATTGGCGCGTAACTATTAAGCAACGCGGATACGAAACCGTTCGTATGGAGGAATATAAGGAGGTGCAACATGATAACGATAACTAGAAAAGGGTTGCAGTTGGCAATTAATAATGAAGTTATACCGGCACAAGGTAGTAGCGATGTTCCTATTCAATTTATCAATGATGATGAAACATATCGAAATTATCTTATTGAGCCTCGTGTCGGTTGGTATAAAAATGGATTTCCTAAAAGTACCGTAGCAAGATATGAAGAAGGAATCATTTATCTTCCTGTCGAGGTTTTTATAAAAAATGGACCAATTGCTATCGTAATTGCTCTTATTGATCCGCAGAACAGTAATCATATCGAAGTTACACATTCTGTTATTTCGGCGATAGCCAATGCTCCTTTAGGGGATATAATTCTTCCGGAGAAAGAAACGTGGGAGCAAGCTGTTGCTTCATTAGTAAAGCAGCTTAATGAGCAAATTCAAGCAGATGTAGCAGAGGCAATTAAAAAAGCCAATAAAGCCAGTGAAGATGCAACAGCGGCGTTAACAAAATCAAATCAAACCAACCAAACCATCAACGAGAAAATCGAAGATGGTTCTTTTGTTCCTCAAGCTACAGCAGGAACGGTTGAAATGACGCAACCGGGGACGAAAGCTGAGGTAACGATCACCGGAGACAAGAAAAATCCGGAATTTAATTTCAGAATTCCGAAAAATGAGATAGATGATTCAGAGGATATCAAAAAAGCTCTTTTACAAGGCACATACACAACCGACCTCTCCGAAGAATACAAAGGTGTGGCTTCCGATTATGGTGCTGAAATATTGAAGATAGAGGGAAAAAGTGAACAGGCTACAACAAATGGGTATCAGTTGTTCGATGCTTCAAAGTTGCCAACAAAAACATATGGCGGTGCTACGGTTACCAATAATGGTGATGGCTCATTTACTGTTAGCGGCAGTGGGAATTTGACGGAAGTGTTTCTATTAAATTATGTTTATTCGCAAGAGGAAACGCAAAAATTATTGAAAAAAGGAACGCTAAAAATCAATGGTTTAATTAGTTTAAACCCTTATTTTGCAGCAGGACTTGTTACCTTAGACGGTGCAACTTTCATTTCTGATAAAAAGTTAAGCAATGAAAAAAATAGTATCGAGATAACAGAAGAAGATTTAAAAAATACAAGATTTCGAATATGTTTTTATGGAAAAAGCGGAGATGCTATCAAAGGTGGCACTATCAAACCAATGCTCTACCAAGAAGGCGATGGAACATGGGAGCCATTCACAGGAGGTATTCCAAGTCCAAATCCAAACTATCCACAGGAAATCAATAATGCACTTGATGAACCGCTAGTGAGTGTTAGTAGAAATTTGTTTAATGATGAAAAAGGTTATAATTATTCAACAAATTGGAAGTATGTTGCGTCAAGAGATTATATACTAAAAGCGTTTAAAGCGATAAAGCCAAAAACTAAATATACTATATTTTTATACGGTATAAGCTTTATAGAAAAATTCGCTTCTGCTACTTTAAAAAATACAAATTCGAAAAACGAAAATGCTAAAGCAGGTTTTTTCAATGGAACAAATAAAGCAGTTATTGAAACAAAAGATTTTCCGCATCCGATGAATGAAAATGTGTTGTATATGTATGCCACTTTGACAGAAAGCGAACAAGCAGAACTAAAAAATTTAAAAGTAATGATAGTTGAGGGAGATTATTCAAGTGATGATTTGCCTTATGAACCGCATAAATATGCTGAAACGTCTTTGAATATAGAATTACGTTCACTCTCTGATGGAACATGTGATGTTTATGAGAATAACACGATTACTCGTATGACCGATTATAAAGAGTATGATGGTTCAAGTGATGAAAGTTGGAAACTGCAATCCATAAATAGTAATGGTATTGCTAATTTCAATATTGCAATAAGTAGCTCAATTAAAGTTGCAGGTTCAATGTGCAATCGTTTTATATTCGACAAATCTTCAATTTCAGTAGCAACAAAAGAAGCATATCATCTAAACGATAATAATTTCTTCATACGATTAAAAAAAGAAACTGCTTCTACTGTTGAAGAATTTAAAGTGTGGCTGAATGAACACCATGTAAGACTTCTTTATCAACGACCAACACCAATCACTGAAAAAGTAGAACTTCCTATTGTGCCAACATTCTACCCATATACGAATATTTATCAAGTTGACGATGTGAAAGCAAAGATACAGTATGGATTGAGGAGTAAGGTAGAGGAATGTCCATACGATATTGGGGATTTATACATCACATTAAATGAAACCTTACCATCAGTCAAATGGAAAGGCACTAAATGGGAAAGAGTAGAGGGATTCGTACCTGTTGGCTATAAAGCAAGTGATGCCGATTTCGGAACACTTGGGAAAACGGGCGGCGCTAAAACTGTAACGCTAACGGAAGAGCAAATGCCCGACCATAACCACTCGGCAAAAGCTAAAAAAGCAGCGAACCATAAACATGGAATTGCATTGAAAACTGCAACAGGGAGCGCTACACCACATACAGGTCCAGGTGTAAAAGAAGGAAGTTGGAGTTCAACAGATACGCATGCATGGTTGGATAAAAGTTTATGTGAAGAAGCTGGAGAACATGACCATATTATTACAGTTGAAAATGCTGGTGGCTCTCAAGCACATAACAATTTACAACCATACAAGGTATTCAATATGTGGGTTAGAACAGCGTAAAAAAAGGCGTACTTCAAAGTGCGTCTTTTTCATGTCCTAGAATGACATTAAACTTAGCTAGAAAAGAGGAAAAGGAAATGGAAATGTTAAGTGAATTTATTGTAGTAACGGTAATGGCTATTTGTTTTGGAGTTGGATACATCATCAAATCTTCCTTAGATTTTATCCCGAACAAATATATTCCGCTAATTATGGGAGTTTTGGGTGTTTTATTAAACACATGGTTAAACGGATTTACATTTACTCCCGAAATTCTATTGGGTGGATTAGCTAGTGGACTAGCTGCTACCGGTGCGTATGAAGTAGTTAAAAACTTAAAGAATAAAGATACTTCTTTGCCAAAGTAGGTGCTCATCATGGATATGCAAGCACCTATCACGCGTTCGGAACATGAAGAATTTAAAAAACGACTTGAAGAGAAGAATGATCGTCAAGATAAACGATTATCATTACTTGAACAACAAGTTGAAGAATTGAAGAAAACAGCCGTTTCTATTGAACGATTATCGAATATTATGGAGAGTATGCTACGAGAGCAAAAATCGCAAGGGGAGCGGCTGCAAAAATTAGAAAGCCTAGATGGCGAAATGTGGCGTAAAGTTGTAGGATATATAGCTACTGCTATCATAGGTATTGTAATTGGATTTATTTTTAAACAGATTGGAATGTAGGAGGAAATTAACATGACAAAACTATTAGGAATTGATGTAAGTGAACACAACGGAGCAGTGAATTGGGAAAAAATCAAAGCATCAGGCGTTAAATTCGCCATGCTTCGTGCTTCTTGGGGGCATTTTGCCGAAGATAAGCAGCTACGCAGAAACGTGGCAGAATGTAAGAGAGTAGGTATGCCTTTTGGCTTGTATCATTACTCATACGCTGATAACGAAGCTAACGCACGAATGGAAGCAACACGCTTCTTGGCACTAGCAAGAGAACTAGGAGGTTATACTTACCCATTAAATCTTGATATGGAAGATGCAGATGGTTGGAAAGCAAATAATGGTGTTGGTGATGATATGAACATTAAAACAATCCGTATCTTCAAAGAAGTAATTGAAGGAGCAGGCGAATATCTAACACTATACATGAGCAAATCATGGTTTGATAGATTGCGTGCTAAAGACGGCGCTTTGATTGATTCACTTGACGCATGGCTGGCACATTGGGGCATTGCAGAGCCATCTATGCCTTGTGGCATGTGGCAATATACATCTGATGGAAAAGTAAACGGATCAAGCGCTAGAACGGACATGAACTATGCTTATAGAGATTATCCATCTATTCTTGGAAAGAAGCCATCTAAACCAAGTAAGCCAACAAACCCAACACCAAGCACGCCAACAGGAACAACGCTTGATTTGGCATACCGTGTTATGAAAAATGAATTTGGCACTGGTAATGCAAGAAAACAAGCGCTAGGAAGCCGATATAATGAGGTACAGGCATTCATTGACCATATTGCAAATGCTAGTGTTTCAACGCTTGCAAGCGAAGTTAAAGCAGGTAAATACGGAAACGATCCAATTAGAAAAACGGTATTAGGTGCTAGATATGAAGAAGTGCAAAACGCTGTAAATAAAAAGTATGGCGCAACTTCATCTGCAAGATATTATACAGTAGCGAGTGGTGATACACTTTCAGGCATCGGTGCAAAACTAGGTGTAAATTGGCAAACTATTGCGAATGCAAACGGTATTAAAGCACCATATACAATTTATCCAGGACAGAAATTGAAATATTAGTATAGTATATAAAACCCTAGTCTTAATCGGCTAGGGTTTTCTTTTAAGCATCATAATAAAAACCTACTTCCTTATTTGGGAGTAGGTTCTTTTTTTATATCATCTTTATCAAATGTAATCAATGCTTTACCGTCTTTATCAATAAAGGCAAGCTGTGTATCTGTTAGATCCGCAAATTCTATTAGATCTTTTATTTTGTAAGCATTACTTTTAGATTTAGTTTGCAAAGATTGAGGTAAAATACCTAATTTTCTTGCATAATCTGCAAAAGTCATTCCTTTTAATGATAATATTGATTTTAGTTTTTTAGTTACCATTATTTTACCACCTTTCATATATATTATATCATAAGGTTATAAACTTACAACATAAAAATAAAAAATGATAAAATAATTAAAAAATATTATAAAAAGTATTGACTTT